AACTTTTGCGCATCTCCGCGAAATTCAGGGTTCGACAAAATGGCGGTTTTACGCGGTTTTTGGTTAGACTCAAAACATGACTGATTTGAAAATTGAAACTGTTGCGATCAGCAGCCTTACTCCTGATCCAGTAAATGCGCGTAAGCATGATGCGCGAAACCTGCAAGCAATCGAGAACTCATTGCTGAAATTTGGGCAGCGCAAACCAATTTGCGTAACGCCTGATTCAATTGTGGTTGCCGGTAACGGCACACTTGAAGCCGCAAAGAATTTGGGCTGGACTGAAATCGTAATTGCCAGAACTCCAGTTGGTTGGAGTTGGGAACAGATACGCGCGTTCGCACTAGCTGACAACCGCACCGCAGAACTTGCAGAATGGGATGACAAGGTTCTTATAGATCAGTTGCTTGAGTTAGATGCAAACGGTTGGGAACTTGAGCAATTGGGTTTTGAGTCTTTACAACCACCATTAGGTGATCAAAGTGAAGAACCGTTAAAATTCAAAGAAGATAAACTTTGCCCAACTTGCGGTTCAACAATTAAGGAATAGTTATGGCTCCGCGTGGCAGACCACCAAAACCAATTGAACAGAAACGCATTACTGGTAATCCGGGCAAACGTGCATTGCCAGATCAGAAAGAACTTGTTCTGTTGCCGTCTGCCTATTCAATCCCTGAACCTAACCGACCATTGGGTTCTGCCGGCACAGAACTTTGGGAACGCATTTGGGGAATGGGTCAAACGTGGTTGAGTCCACTAACCGACATTGAGATTCTGCTTATGACTTGCGAACTACTAGATGAACGGCGCAACTTGCGCATTCAGGTTTTGCAAAACAACAGACCAGATGAACGCAAGTCGTTACGTGAACTAGATCGCCAACTGGTTGCCAACTTGTCATTGCTTGGATTTACACCAACAGATCGTTCACGGCTTGGTGTAGCTGAAGTTAAACGGCAATCTAAACTTGAGGACTTAAAGACTCGTGCCAACCAAAAAAATTGAATCATGGCCTCCGACATGGCTAACACCTGTGAACAAAGCCGCGCTAACAAAATCGCGTGGCGCACAAGTATCTGATTTCATAGATACCTTTGCCATTCAAACTAAGGAAACTGTTGCAGGTTATGCAGGTGACAAGATGCAACTGCGCGATTGGCAACACGAATTGTTTAGGCATTTATTCGCAGTCGGTACTGATGGCAAGTTTCGTCATCGAACAGCTTACATTTCGATGGCAAGAAAGAATGGCAAAAGCGCACTAGGTTCTGGCATTGGTTTGTGGTCATTGATCATGGGGCCAAATGGTGGTGAAGTTTATTCTTGCGCAGCTGACAAAGATCAAGCGCGAATTGTCTTTGGTGATGCTAAGCGAATGATTGAAGCAGAACCAGAACTTGCAGAACTTTGCAACGTCTATCGCGATGCAATAGAAGTACCTGCAACTGGTTCTGTTTACCGCGTTCTTTCTAGTGAAGCGTTTACTAAAGAAGGCTTAAGTCCGACAATGGTTATCTTTGATGAACTACACGCCGCACCAAATCGCGAACTGTTTGACGTTATGCAGTTAGGTATGGGAAGCCGCCGGGAACCAATGTTGATTGCCGTAAGTACGGCAGGAGTCAAAGCAGATTCAACTGGTCAAGATTCAATTGCATACAGCCTTTATCAGTACGGCAAACGAGTTGCGCAAAAGGAAATAGTTGATACGAGTTTCTTCATGGCTTGTTGGGAAGCGCAATCAGAAGCAGACCACCATCTAGAAGAAACTTGGAAACAAGCAAACCCGGCATTTGGTGATTTGAATGATCCTAAAGATTTTGAAGCAATGGTTAAGCGAACACCTGAAGCAGAGTTCAGAACTAAGCGATGCAACCAATGGGTAAGTAGTCAGACCGCGTGGCTTCCAAACGGTGCGTGGGAATCTTTGGAAGTTAAGCGCGAGATTTTACCCGATACTCCAGTTGTCTTAGGTTTCGATGGTTCTTTCTCTGGTGATGCTTCCGTGATTGTCGGCGTTACTTGTGAAGAACAGCCTTATGTCTTTATGGTCAAGGCGTGGGAAAAACAACCTGAAGATCAGGATGATTGGCGAGTAGACATTCTTGAAGTTGAAAACACGATTATCGAATTTTGCGGAACTCATAACGTGCGAGAAATTGCCTGCGATCCGTTCCGTTGGCAACGAACAATGCAGGTATTAGATGAAGCGGGATTCCCGATAGTTGAATGGCCTTCGACTTCACCTGCTCGAATGGTTCCGGCATGTTCAAAATTTTACGATGCAGTTGTTTCTGGCAAGCTGACACATGATGGTAATCCGTTGCTTCTTCGTCACTTGCAGAACGCAGTTGTTAAGACCGACAGATTAGGGCCACGCATCGTGAAAGAACATCGCGGTTCGCCACGAAAGATAGATGCCGCCGTTGCTAGTATCATAGGATTTGATAGGGCAACTGTTTCGCGTGAAGAACCCGTTGTGCCACAGTTCTTTAGTTTCTAGGAGTTGCATTGATCCCGTCTATTTTGCAAGCAGTTGGATTAGCAACAATCTCACTAGGTCTAGGTTTGTTCATCCTGCCATTAGGAATCGTTGCAGCTGGTGTAAGTGTTTTGCTAGTCGGTATTGCAATTGAGAAAGGCAAGTAATGCTTCGAAATTTAACAAGTGGCAATAATGAAGAACGTGCCATTAGCTTTCAATCTATTTGGGGCGCAGGTGATTCTTTTGCGTTTACAACTGAAGCCGGCACAAACATAGACCAAACTCAAGCGATGAAAATTAACGCTTTCTACGCTTGCGTTCTTTTAATCTCTGACACAATTTCAACACTTCCAGTTGATTCATTTATTCGGCGTGATGGTGATCGCGTTCCTTATCGCCCACAACCTGCATGGATTCAAAGACCAGACGTTGATCTATTGCGTTCGGAACATTATCAACAGGTTCTTATTTCGCTATTGCTAGATGGCAATGCTTTCATCAGAGTATTTAGAGATAACTCTGGTCAGGTTATTAACCTTGTTGTCATAGACCCATACCGCGTTCGTGTATCTCGTAACAAAGTAACTCGTGAGATCGAATACATCATTGATGAAAACGAATCTGTTGCAGTAAACAAACAGGACATGCTTCAGATTACAGAACTGCGTAAGGCTGGCGATCTGCGTGGAATGTCTAGAGTCACAGAACTTAAAGATAATCTAGGTCTGACAACTGCGCTGCAATCTTTTGCTTCTAGGTTCTTTGGACAAGGCGCAACTACTTCAGGAATTATTGAAACTCCACAAAGCCTAAACAGCGATCAAGCTAAGAATCTTGTTGATGGATTCAATCAACGTCATAGTGGATTTAGAAAGTCAAACAAAACTGGACTTCTAACTGGTGGTGCAAAGTTTGTTAGAACTGGTGTAAATCCAGATGAAGCGCAAATGCTAGATAGTCGTAAGTTAGCCATTGAAGAAGTGGCAAGAATGTTTAGAGTTCCACCGCACATGATCGGCGTTACGACACCGGGAGCGCAGTCTTACGCATCAGTAGAACAAAACAGCATTAACTTTGTGACTCATACCTTGCGCCCATACATTGCAAAGATTGAAGATGCTTACAGCGCATTATTGCCACAAGGCGCATTTATTCGTTTCAATGTTGATGGTCTATTGCGTGGTGATTTTGCTACACGCATGAATGGTTACAGCATCGGTTCGCAGGCAGGATTCCTAAGTGTTAATGACATTAGACGTTTCGAGGACTTACGACCAGTCGATGGTGGCGATGTTTACCGTGTGCCTTTGGCTAACGTTGATCTTGGCGCAGCTTCTTTGGTTGAAACTGACAAGCGCGTTACCATGGCTCAAAAACTCATTAACGCTGGCTTCGATCCTGCTAGTGTTCTTGCTGCTCTTAATCTTCCAAAGATTGTCCATACCGGCCTACCAACTACGCAACTTCAAGCGGTGGCACAAATAGATCCTGCAAACCCTGAATCCGTTTATGGGGTTCAGTAATGACAAAATCGAACTACGTCATTACAAGTACGCCAACACCAAATTCGATTGTTCAGCGCGATAACAACGCAAGTTTCACAACGAAGCAAATGCTAGCAACAACTGAAGTTGAAGGCGTAGTCCCAGTAATAATAAATACAACAGTTATCGATCAGGGTTCTGATTTATTTGTTATTAGAAATAACGACTTTGATCCAACAAATCCAGTTATGACGGTTGGCGCAACTGGTGCAATTACTTGCGCTGGTTTAACAGCAACATCTAATTATGTGACTGGGGTTGGAATTAGTGCAGGTGTGTATGGAGTCGTAAGTTCCGGCGGAGGAATTTTTTATAAAACATTAGTCGGTTCATACGGATCACTTGGAAGCATTGGAGTAAATACAACTTTAGATTTCTCGATAAATAATGCCATTTCATTAACACCAACTGCATCAATAACTTTATCTGCAACAGTTCCACCTGCTGGTGCATTATGCACAGTTTTAATAACAACAACTGGCACAACATCCAGAACGATTACGTTTAACGCTACACAATTTAGAACAACTGGAACGCTTGCAACTGGAACAGTTAGCGCAAGAATCTTTACTCTAAGTTTTGTTTCTGATGGAACAAAGCTAAGTGAAACATCTAGAACAACGGCGATGGCTTAGGAGTCACAATGGCGATAACTTCTGGACAAATAATTGCTGGAACAACCAGACAACAAATTGACGGCACAAGCGCAAATCCATTCAAGTTGCATATCCATAACAACGAAGCCACGACCACTCTTTATGTTGGCAATGAAAATGTAACTGTTGATGACGGCCTAAGACTGGAATCAAAAGATAACTTAGAAATTCAAATGAATCCCGGTGAATCTATCTACATCGTTAGCACTTCAAATAACCATAATGTTTCTTGGTTAAAGCAGGAGTTCTAATGCCGTATTTCATCACAGATAAAGAAACTTCATGCAGCGGTTGGGCAACTGTCAAGGCCGATGGTGAAGTTATTGGTTGTCATACAGATAAACAAGGTGCAATTGATCAGATGGTTGCCGTTTCTTTAGCTGAAAAGATTATTCCCGGTGGTGAACTAAAAGATGCAATGCGGGCTTTGCTTTATGAATTAGTAGTTGGCGATTATGTTTCATGGGATGAATCTGGAAATACTTTGTATGGCGAGATAACTTCTATTTCAACATTTGGTCAAGTATCTACGCCAACAGGCGGCCAGATGGTTGCAACACAAGAATCGCCGGTTGCAACTATTCAGGTTTACGAAATGTTTAATGGTGGTTTGCAAGATACTCAACTGTTCGTAATGAAGCGACTAGCACCATTAACAAAACTTGAACAACTACCAGAAGCACAACAAGCACCAGATCAAACTTTGATCGAAGA